ATCTTTCACACTCATTTAAGATAATATCTCTGATGCTGTATAGTTCAGGATTGTAAGTGAAAGTCATTTTATATTGGCCAGCTTCGTCCCGAAACACTGCCTTAAGTTCTGTTAAGTTGCTCATAGCTGCTCGATAAATGATACGATTGATAATAAGATTAACAATGCTGCAAACGTCTTGATAGCAGGCCAAATATCAGCTTTAGTAAAGTCTTCGCCAATCATTAATTTTAAGAAATTTTTCATTTTGATAAGGTTTTAAAATTGCCAAGGAATCCGCCTTGGCTCGGTGTTAATTACTTAGCCAATTATTTGTAATTGTGTATCCAATCTTTTTCTATTGAAAAAATTACCTTCGTAATAATCTGTGGAAACTCTTTTTGTTCTAAATGTTATTGCCAAATCTGTTAATTTTTCAATTTTAGTAACTTCTTGTATAGATGATCCTGAGTAAAATTTGTCACCTACTTTTAAATTTTTAGCTAAATCTTCCATTTTGATAGTTGTTTTGTTGTTTGATGATGCAAATGTAATACCCCTTTCCTGAATAAAAAAACTTTTTTAAACTTTTTTTCAATTATTTTTTCAGTCCACAAAAAAGGATGTCAGCAGAACCAACACCCTTTTCGATACCTTAACCTATCAATATGAAATAAAACTCACTCGCAATCTATTTAAAAATATGTGAAAGCCTTGCAACCTGACCGTGTTCTTTGTGATGGATAAATCCTTCAACTGCTTTTGTAGCATGTTGGTATCCATTGCGATGATGCCATGAATCCGTTCCACTTGGTGATCTTAAGCTTTCAACTGTAACACCAATGAAATCTTTGCTAACCTTATGATGAAGATGGTGAGAATAAACATATTTGTGCACAGTGCTAGACCATTCTTCTTTTGCTTCTACAGCCATTAATAATGGTAAGTCGGATTGTTTTGCCCCATCACCATGTGTCGTACCGATCAAATTAGATCCATACTTATAATACTTACGATGCGAAATTGAGCAATCAAATGTGATATTTGGACAATTTCTAAACCAACTACTAATAACATCTGCAAGGAAAAACCCCGATTGGTAGTCATGATTTGAAGGATTGAACACGAAATGAACATCAGCAACAGAAAGTAAACGTTCGATTACTTTAACGTAAAGATCCTTGGCACATAAGAAATTTTGGTAAAACATCCCATCTGTGTCTTGTGGAGTACCGCTTGTGGTAGTTCGCTTGGTGCTATCAGTGTGTAATATGTCATTGCCTGCTATAAATAAGATCTTATCAATGTTAAAACCATTAGTCTTTTGTATGATTCCGTCCACGCCGGCTAAGACGCGTTGAATTGCTATCTCCGTGTTGTATTCATCGCCTGTTTCATACATTGTAGCCAATTTACCAATGTGAACATCGGCAGGATCAACAACAAGTAAGTGTGAATCTTCTTGGTACCACCTTTCTATCGTTGGATAATTAGGTGAATGCTGATTCATTGATTCTATTATTTCATCTCTTAAATCCTCGTATGTTTGTTGTACTTGATCGATTCTAACGTCTACAGAATAATCCTTTGTTTTATCCCAATATCGCTTAACACCACCAAGCCCAATTCCTCTTTCTTTACAATGGTTAGCCAATCCAGGATGCTCTTTTTCCGTCTCCCGCATTCTCATATACTTAGAGAAATTCTTTGTGATCCTAGTATAGTCGTAATCAATATTAGAACAAACTATTTTTGCTGCTGCTGCTCTTGACATTCCTTTCTCCAAGTGAAGATCAATTGCTTCCTCGACTAATTGACGATAGGTCTTTTCCATTAAAATAAGATTAGATAGGCAAGTATGCCTGTGATAACTATTAAAACATCACGCTGTACTCCATTCCTAAACCTTTTCTTTTGCTCTATAGCGATCGTTTCTTTTGATTGCAATATGATAATATCATTTGAAAGATTTAAGCGCTTTAAACGTGATATTTCAGATCTATTCAAACTGTCAAGTTTAATCAAAAGCTTTCGCTCTTTTAGATCATGTATCATTGTATCCAATAACGGCACAGGAATGCAAATCTGCTTACCGTATTTTTCTGTAGTTATTGAGGTAATTTGTCCTTTCGCTATCACTGATAGTAAAAGGAATAATATGAATAGAACTATCGATTTGAATGATTTGTTGTTCATATTTGAATGGCAATTGTTTTTGTTGTTCATTTATTTGGTTTTTTGATAGACAAGACTTGGTTATCCATCCTGCAATAAATACCATTCCAAGTAATGATATAGCACGAATTAGATTTGTATACTGATCAAGATTCATAATATAGATTTGATTCCTCTTTTCTTCTGTTTGTTAACCCCTTCAATACTTTACCACCACCTTTATTCCATTTAAGGAATTCATTACCTATTAATGGGTCTTTCGGGTTTGCATTTACCTTTTTTAGTAGTGTAGATGATTTTAGATTACCAACACCACAGTTGTAAGCAAATGAAACTAATGCGTCAAATTGATTTTGATTAATATCATCACGAGTAAATGAATCTACAGATTTCTCGTAATGTGCAAGCATGTTAGACAACATAATACTTGCTTCGTATTCGGAGATGCTTTTATCCGACATTTTAACTTTCATACCATTCGGATAATAAGTTGCACCGTATCCAATTGTTGGTAATCCAGCGGGACATAAGTATGGTTTCAAACTTAGTCCTTCGTACTTCTTAATCAGGTTTAATCCTTTTGGACTTACTTGCTTTACTTTCATCTAGACCTAATTTTGATTTAAGCTCTGAATTTTCACTACGAAGAGCATGAACTTCTCTTGTTAATGTATCAACTTTATCACTTAACTCCTTTACTTTATTAGACATATCTTCTGCCATTTCTCGCCAGATCTTAATAGCTTCTTGTGTATTATTAATTTCGCTACCCTGAACTTCCACTGTCTCTTTTTTTCGGCCAACCAACCATGTGATAAATGATGCAATAGCTCCTGTTGCCGATGGAACAATAATGTCTTCTAAATTCATTTGTTTATAAGTTATTCGTAATGACTAATTCCAGCCCATAATACTAGGCTTTTTCTTGTACCATCAAAAGTTGGATTAACCTTGTGCATTAAGTAAGAAGGGAATATCATTACGTTCCCTTTTCCTTTTTGTGCAACCTTTGGTTCTCCACCATTCCAAAGTAATAATTCACCACCTTTATAGTGATCCGGATCAGACAACTGAATCACAACGGAAACCTTTCTATGACTAATTGAACCAGGACCAATGTCCATGTGCCAATCGTAATGTCCTCCATCTCCGTGGTATTCCGTATATTGAATTGAATCCTGTATACCTCCAATCTTAAAGTTCCATAAAGCTTCGTTTGCTTCATTTACCATTGCTAAGATCTTATCATATAACCATTTAGATTGCTCATTGTTATGTATCCATTTGATCCTAGACTTACGTACGGATTCATTTAATCCATTGCCAAGTGTAACAGCTTCTTGGTATTCAAAAAGCTTTTGTAGGTTTTCGATCCATTCGATTTCTTCCTCCGAAAATCCTTTTTCAAATGAATAATAATTTGTTTGATCTATTGCCATGGTAGAGGATAATTGTTGATTTCATTCCTCAATATAGAATTATTTATGCTAGAAATAATCTGATTATCGATCATTTCTATAGTTTTATCTGACACTGTTTCATCTATCCAACTTGAAATTAAATCAATTGTAACACTTTCCCATTGTGTATATGATGCAGGATCAGGGGAAGAGAAAGAAACAGTCAATGGTATTGAATCAGAATAACCATCTTTTGTGAATCCAACACGATGAACTGTTACACTTTTAATTACTTTAATCATCCCATCTTCAGATGGTGCAATTGTTGAAGAATCTGGCTTGAATTCCCATTTAAAGTTTATCATATTGTATTAATTAGGGGAATGTTACAGTAGCAGCATCCCAGTTGTTACAAGTTATAGCTACAACCATTGTAGCTCTGTTATTGGAATCAAAAGCAGAAGATTGTAGATCAAAATATCCAAACTGATTTGATCTACCAGCATTACCAATTCCATTACCATCAGTTTCCCGAAGTGTCCACCATCTTTCATTAGCATTACCTACAGCATCAAATGCAATACCTCCAGTGTATCTCATGTAATAGGTTTCTGCTAAGTTACCTGATAGTCTTGACAAATGAAGTGTTAATTCATAGTGGAATTGAACAGAATTACCTACTGTTGCAGCAAACCTAAACAAGGAAGATGTATTGTAAGCATTAATATCTAGTGTCCTTGAATAAATACGATGACCTCTATTTTGACCAGATGTATTTAATTTAAGACCAACATGCATTGGCGTTGAATTAATATTTACATACTGATCCATTGCAGTTGCATACGTATTTGATGTACCAGTTGGACCAGTAGGTCCGGTTGGTCCAGTAGGACCAGGAGATCCGGTAGCACCCGTTGGACCTGGTGATCCAGAAGGACCTGTTGGACCAGTCAATCCAATTGGACCAGTTGGACCTGTTAACCCAATAGGACCTGGTGCTCCAATAGGACCTGTAAGTCCAATCAATCCCTGTGGCCCAGTTGGTCCAGTTGGCCCCGTTGGTCCTGGTGCTACTGGACCAACTGGACCAACCGGACCTCAAGGATTAAAAGGTGACACTGGCGATCAAGGACCTACAGGTGCTACTGGACCTACTGGACCGACAGGATTAACTGGTCCAACTGGACCTCAAGGATCGCAAGGTATTAAAGGAGATACAGGGGATATTGGTCCTACAGGTCCTACCGGTCCTACAGGTGCAAAGGGGGATACTGGTAATACAGGAGCACCA